ATGAACTCGAATGGAGAGGCAGAAAATGAAATGACCGTACCGCTGTAAAGACTGTGGAGCGTACCTCGATCCGGGGGAAACATGCGACTGTAAAAAAGCCGACGAGCTGCAACTCAATCGGCTTAAAGAGACATCAAAAGATGCCAACATTAACAATAATAATATATCAGAGGAGGACACGATATGTCAACATTAACTATCACTATTGAGGCGCCTGAAATGGTGGCCGCCATCCGAGAGCTTGCTACTGCACTTGGGAACCACAGGGCGCAGCAGACAGCACCAACCGTCAACACTGTACCGCAACAAACACCAGTAACACCAACCAGCAACATTGTACCGCAGCAAGCGCCGGTAACAGTGATAAGCAGTGCTGTACCGCAACAAGCTTCTGCCGCGGTGCCCACGGCAACCGCAACTTATACAATTGATCAACTGGCTTATGCCGCGTCACCGTTGATTGACGCGGGAAAACTCCCCGAGTTACAGGCGTTGCTTGGTCAGTTCGGAGTCAATATTCTCACGGAGCTTCCGGCGGAACAATACGGCGCTTTTGCGACCGCGCTGCGCGGACTGGGGGCGAAGATATGAGCCACGCACTGCTCTCCGCGTCAAGCGCGAAGCGCTGGCTGACTTGCACACCGTCCGCCAGATTATGCGAAAACATGCCGGATACAGCGTCAGAATATGCCGCAGAAGGTACGCTTGCGCATGCAATCGCCGAGCTCAAACTGCGGAAATATATCGAGCCGATGTCTACCCGTACGTACAACCGCCAAATGAAAAAGCTGGAAGAGGATCCCGCGTATCAGGCTGAAATGCAATCTTACACCGATGTCTATATGGATTACATTAAGGATAGCGCGGCGCTGCGAGACCACCCGCCGCACATTGTCGCGGAATACAGGGTGGACTATTCTGCTTATGCACCGGAAGGGTACGGAACGGCTGACTGCATTATGATCGGCGACGGACTCCTAGAAATTGTGGACTATAAACACGGGAAGGGCGTACCGGTATCGGCAGAAAATAATCCTCAGTTGAGATTGTATGCGCTGGGCGCAATGAGGCAATACATGTTGTTATACCCGGTACATAAAATCCGCATGACAATTATACAGCCCCGTATTGATAACACCAATTCGGCCGATATGAATGTCTCAGAACTACTGGAATGGGGCGCGTCAATCAAGCCCCTTGCGCAGGCAGCATATGAGGGAACAGGCGACTTCGTGGCGGGTGAGCATTGCCGCTTCTGTGCGGCAAAAGCGATCTGCCGGGCCCGCAGTCGGGAATATACCGCACTTGAAGATTTTAGAGGCGAGGATCCTGCACTGCTGACGCCGGAAGAAATTGGGGTGATTCTCGGCAAGATAGACGGGCTCAAAAACTGGGCATCAGACGTGAGTGCGTATGCCTTGCAAAAAATTCTTTCCGGGGAGGAAATTCCCGGCTGGAAAGCGGTTGAAGGGCGCAGCAACCGCGAGATCCGAGATCTGGATACCGCGTTCAATCTGCTGAAACTCGCCGGATACCCAGACGAAGTGCTCTACGAGCGAAAGCCGCTCACAATTACTGGCTTGGAGAAGCTTGTAGGCAAGGCCAGATTATCGGAAATCATCGGAAATTACATCGTTAAGCCGGAAGGCAAGCCGACGCTTGCACCGGAGTCAGATACGAGAACCGCAATCACACGCGCAAAATCAGATTTTAAGGAGGAAGTATCATGATGAATAACAATCCCAGGCACATTGTAACCGGACAGGTAAGACTGTCCTATGTCAATCTACTTAAGCCTTATGCCAGAGAAGGTCAGGAGGCGAAATACAGCGCAACAATTCTTGTCCCTAAGACTGATACGGCAACGAAGGCGCGAATCGACGCAGCCATCAATGCGGCAAAGCAAGACGGTCCTGCAAAATGGGGCGGGGTGATTCCGCCAATCGTAGCGATTCCGGTGCATGATGGCGACGGCGTAAGACCGTCTGACGGAATGCCGTTTGGCGAGGAATGCAAAGGGCATTGGGTATTCACCGCTTCAAGTAAAATTCAACCGGAAATCGTTGATATCAACATCAACCCGATTCTTGATCCCACTGAAATTTACAGTGGGCTCTACGCACGCGTAGGCGTGACCTTCTTCGCCTATAACGCGGGCGGAAAGAAAGGAATCGGATGCGGATTAGAAACCGTGCAAAAGCTTCAAGACGGCGAGCCTCTTAGCAACCGTGCAAGCGCGTCTGATGACTTCGGCAGCATCCAGCCCGTGCATCAGATTAATCCTATTACTGGATTACCGCTATGAGACATCTATCGATCGACCTCGAAACTTATAGCAGCGTTGACCTCAAAAAATCGGGACTGTACAAATATGTGCAGTCTCCAGATTTTCAGATCCTGTTGTGTGCCTACTCACGCAGCGCGGATGGAATCAACTGGACTCCAGTAGAGGTGATCGATCTCATAACTGATCCTGATGCAGAGCGCAAAATGACGGGACTCATACACGATTTGTTTGACTACCAATGCCTCAAGCATGCATACAACGCAGCATTTGAATGGTATTGCCTCTGTAAGCATTTTTCGCGATATGTCACAGAGGACTTTGCGATAAGCTGGCTCAAACAATGGCGCTGTACAATGGTACACGGGCTCTATTGCGGATATCCGGGAGGGCTCGCCGCTATAGGAGAGGCACTAGGGCTTCCACAAGACAAACGCAAGCTCGGCATTGGTTCCGCACTGATTCGAACCTTCTGTATGCCGCGTGGTGCAGTCGGAGGCCGTACGCTCCCGCAGCACGAACCGAAAAAATGGGACCTGTTCAAAGATTACTGCGCCCAGGACGTGCGCACAGAAATAGAGATTGAAAAGATATTATCCGCATACCCTGTCCCAGAAAATGAACAAAAGCTGTGGGAACTTGATCAATCTATGAACGCTTACGGAATCAACCTCGACACTGAACTCATCCGTGGTGCGCTGGCATGCAGCCAAACGGTCACCGACGAGCTTACGGAAGAGGCAATCCGTATATCTGGCATCGATAACCCAAAATCGGTACAGCAATTATCGAAATGGCTTGAGACGGAAACCGGCGACAAAGTCGACAATCTTCGTAGGGACACTGTCGCAAACATGATCGACACAACGGATAACGACAAAGTAAAAAGGCTTCTCGAAATAAGACTGGAGCTCTCAAAAACCTCCGTCAAAAAATATGCAGCAATGGACGCTGCAGTGTGTGAAGATGGCAGAGTTCGAGGGCTGCTCCAATTTTACGGAGCCAATCGTACCGGCAGATGGGCGGGAAGGATCGTGCAGGTACAGAATCTTCCCCGTAACTATATAGATACACTGGATTTAGCCCGTGCGCTTGTCAAGGAAGACAAAACGGCGGCGCTGAAGTTGGTGTATGGGAATGTGCCGGACACATTGTCCCAGCTTATCCGTACCGCATTTATCCCGTCACATGGAAACCGTTTCGTGGTGGCAGATTTTTCGGCAATTGAGGCGCGCGTGATTGCGTGGCTTGCCGGAGAGAGCTGGCGCCAGGAAGTCTTCCGGACACACGGAAAGATCTATGAAGCCTCTGCATCAGCCATGTTCGGTGTTCCAATTGAACGGATCAAAAAAGGTAACCCGGAGTATGCACTGCGTGCCAAAGGCAAGGTAGCAGAGCTGGCGCTTGGGTACCAGGGCTCAAGTGGCGCACTGATTGTAATGGGTGCTCTGAACATGGGCCTGACAGAAGAAGAATTGCCCGATATCGTAGCTAGATGGAGGCAGGCAAACAAACGTATTGTTGCACTTTGGTATGCCTTCGAAGAGGCCGTGAAAAATACAATTTCTACCGGCGCACCAACTGGTGTAAACGGAATTGTTTTTGCAATGGAGGGCGATTTGATAACGGGGCAGATGTTTTTGACCGTCAGGCTCCCGAGTGGCAGAAAGCTGCATTACGCAAAGCCGCAGCTTACAGTTAACGAGATCGGACGTAGATCCATCACGTACATGGGCGTGGATCAAGAAAAGAAAAAATGGACGCAGCTTGAAACGTATGGCGGGAAGCTTGTGGAAAACACCGTGCAGGCCATCGCCAGAGACTGCTTGGCAATCGCTCTGCAGCGCCTGGATGCTGCCGGATATAGATCTGTCATGCACATCCACGACGAGGTGGTTATCGATTGTCCTGAAAACCAATGCGATCTGGAACGCGTGTGCAAGATCATGGGCGAGCCGATCCCCTGGGCGGAAGGTCTGATTCTCCGGGCGGACGGGTTCCTCACGGACTATTACAGAAAGGATTAATCCTATGGTACTGAAATATGACAGACAGATAACGATAAGTACCGCAAATAGCCGTTACGCTGAAAATTGGCCGGCGCAGAAAATGTATCTCTCCGAGCTTGTAGACCGGCTCAAGGTACCAATGCGCAGTCAGGAATCACTCAGTGTATACCTCAAAATGCCCAAGGCGAAGCAGGATAACCTCAAAGACGTCGGAGGCTTTGTCGGTGGAGAACTGCTTGGTGGGCGTCGAAAAAATGGATCGGTAAAGGGTAGGGATTTCATATCACTAGATCTGGACAGCATCCCTGCAGGAGAAACCGATACTACGCTCAAAAAGATCGCCGCACTGGGTTGCGGCTGCTGCGTGTACAGCACGCGCAAGCACGAGCCTTCCAAGCCTCGACTGCGCGCCCTGGTGTGGTTAGACCGCACATGCAGCGCAGACGAATATGAGGCGATATCGCGCAAACTTGCCGAGATCATCGGAATCCAACTTTGTGATCCATCCACCTTCCAGCCGACACGGCTAATGTACTGGCCGAGCTGCTGCAGTGACAGTCAATATGTATATGAGGTGTACGACAACCCATTCTTATCAGTTGACGGGATGCTGCGAATGTATCAGAACTGGCGTAATGTTGCAGAATGGCCGCAGGTTCCGGGCGCTGCAGACTTGCCGAAACGACTCGCTGCAAAACAGGGTGATCCGACAGAAAAAACAGGCATCGTCGGGGCGTTCTGTCGGATATACGATATATACCGGGCGTTTGAGCTGATTCCTGGCATCTATGAGCCATGCACTGGATCAGACCGGTATACATACGTAGGCGGATCCACTTCGGGCGGAGCAGTGATATATGATGGCGGAAAATTCTTATATTCCCATCATGCTACAGATCCGTGCGGGGGCAGGCTGGTCAACGCATTTGACCTTATAAGGATCCACAAGTTCGGGGAGCTGGATGACAGCGCAAAGGCGGATACGCCGGTCAACCGGCTGCCGTCATACACCGCGATGACCGAATTCGCAGTTGGAATCCCTGAAGTTGCAAAGGCAATGGCAAAAGAACGTTACGCATTAACCCTGAAAGATTTTGGTCAAGCGGATGATTGGATCAAGCAACTCGATATGACAGAGGTAGGCTACGCCAGCACAATCAACAATATCCTTCTGCTCCTCGAACATCATGATGACCTTAAGGATCGGATATTCTACGACGAATTCGCGCGGCGCCCCGTTATACGGGGGCGGATGCCATGGGACGCAAAGGATCCGGAAACTGCGGAGCGTACTTGGCGTGAGGGGGATGACGCCGGCGTTAGCTGGTATATGGAAAAGACATTCAAAATCCACGGTGAGAGCAAAGTTCGAAACGCGCTGCTGTTGCACAAGGATCGGCATTCCTATAATCGAGTAAAGGAGTACCTATTAGGTCTTCCGGCCTGGGATGGTGTAAAGCGATTGGATACGCTGTTTGTAGACTATCTAGGCGCTGAGAATTCGGAATATGTCCGCGCAGTAACAAGAAAAAGCTGGACCGCAGCAGTAGCTAGAGCATTATGCCCGGGCACTAAATATGACAATATGACTGTAATTACCGGCGCCCAAGGCATCGGCAAAAGCTCGCTGCTGAAAATAATGGGAGGGGCATGGTTTTCTGATTCTCTTAAGACATTTGAGGGCAAAGATGCATGCGAGCTTGTGCAAGGCGTATGGATCGTTGAAATTGCGGAATTGGCGGCATTCAGCAGAGCCGAAACAAGCAAAATCAAACACTTCCTGAGCCAGACAGAGGATATATTCCGTGCAGCCTACGCAAAAAATACGGAGTGGTGTCCGAGGCGTTGTGTATTCTTCGGAACAACCAATGACGCCGAATATCTGAAAGACAACACCGGGGACCGGCGCTTTTGGCCAATTGATGCCGGTATACAGAGACCGAAAAAGAATGTTTTCGAGGATCTGCCGACAGAGCGAGATCAGATTTGGGCCGAGGCCTTGCTCCGATATCAGATGGCTGAACCACTCTATCTGCCAGCGGAGCTTATGGAGGCGGCTCAGAAAGTTCAGGAGGCACACAGAATCAGTGACGACCGCACAGGCGTAATCCAAGAGTTTTTGGAGCTCAAACTGCCGAAAAATTGGAGCCGAATATCAACCGCGCAGCGCCGCATATGGCTCAACGGGGGAGCCGAAAACGAGGGTGAAATCGAGCGCGATCGAGTATGTGTAGCAGAAATCTGGACGGAGTGTCTCGGACAGGATCTGGCGCGCCTGGATGCCAAAGCATCAAAGGACATCCGGAATATTATGGATCGAATGCCGGGCTGGAAAAAGAGTACGAAGGCGATGAAAAGACCGCCCTACGGAGTGGTTAAAGGGTACGAAAAAGAGGTAACCAAACAGGTAACTTTTAGGTAACCGGTTACCTGAAAAGTTACCTAAAAGGTAACCGGTTACCTCGCGGTTACCTGAAAAGTTACCTAAAAAAACGCGTAAAATTAAAGGTTTTTTTAAAATAGGTAACTAGGTAACCATTTTTTACTTTAATTAATTGAATATAGGTAATTAGGGAGTATATAAAACACCTAATCGCCTGATTTTATATGTCATATACGCGCGCGTGAGAAGTTACCGGGAGGGCGAAACAATGAAAGAAGCTGAAATTGAAAAAAGAATGGTGAAAGAGATCGAAGGTATGGGCGGCTTATGCTGGAAGTTCACTTCCCCCGGAACCATCGGCGTGCCGGATCGAATTGTAGTGCTGCCGGACGGCTCAGTGATCTTTGTTGAGCTTAAAGCTGAATTCGGCAGAATGGCCAATATCCAGCGATACCGGATATCGCAGTTGAAAAAATGCGGCGTCGATGCAAGAAAGATTCAGGGGCTGGAAGAGATGAAATCATTTGTGCGCGAATGCAAGGAACGGCTGGAAGGAGGCGAGAGGAGTGAAATATAACCCGCATCCGTACCAGGCCTATTGCGAAAATCGAATCATTGAAACATCCGCACTGGCGCTGTGGCTTGATATGGGACTGGGCAAGACGGTAATTACGCTAACCGCGATCAAGGAGCTGAAATATTACCGGTTTGCGGTAAAAAAAGTTCTGGTAATCGCGCCCAAAAAGGTTGCAGAGGCTACTTGGCAGAAAGAAGCTGCGAAGTGGGATCATCTGAGGGGGCTTCGAATCATCAGTTGCCTCGGAAACACAACGCAGCGGATTAAGGCGGTAAATACGCCGGGGGATATCTATATCATCAACCGAGAAAATGTGGTGTGGCTGGAGGATTATTACCGTAACGATTGGCCATATGACATGGTGGTAGTAGATGAGAGCAGCAGTTTTAAAAACCCTGCTGCGAAGCGATTTAAGGCGCTATCCCGAGTCAGGGGAAAAATGTCACGCATTATTGAGCTTACGGGCACACCGGCGCCGAACAGCTTGCAGGATGTCTGGGCACAGGTATACTTGCTGGATCAAGGGGCGCGGCTTGGGAAGTACATTACCCATTTCCGGGAGCGATACATGGAGCCGGATAAGCGGGATCGCGCGATGATCTATAGCTATAAGCCCAAGGACGGAGCTGTGGATGTAGTACACCAAAAGATCAGCGATATCTGCGTGAGTATGAAAGCGGAGGACTACTTACAACTACCGGAGTGCGTGATCGACGACATACCGGTGGTGCTGGATCCCAGGGCGCAGCAGCAATACAACCAGCTGGAGCGGGATCTGCTGCTTAGTGTGGAGTCGAGCGTGATCGACGTGGCGTCGGCAGCAGCGTTGTCCAATAAGCTTCTGCAGTTGTGCAATGGTGCATGCTATACGGACGACGGATCAGTGGTGCAGATCCACGGCTGCAAGCTGCAGGCATTGTACGAGGTGGTTGAGGGCCTCAACGGGCAGCCGGTTTTGCTGTTTTATAATTTCCGGCACGATATTGCAAGAATCATCGAAACGCTGAAACCACTGAAGCTGCGGATCCGCCAGCTGGCGGGAAAGGCTGATGAGGATGCGTGGAATAACCACGAGGTTGATGTGCTGCTTGCGCATCCGGCGAGCTGCGCGTATGGGCTTAACCTGCAGGATGGGGGAAACCATATCGTGTGGTTTGGGCTTAACTGGAGCCTGGAGCTATACCAGCAAGCCAATAAGCGGCTGCACAGGCAAGGGCAGCTGCAGGCGGTTATCATACATCGCCTGTACGTGGAGGGCGCGCGGGATGAGGATGTGATCGCCGCGCTGTCAAGCAAGGGGGCGACACAAAATCACCTGATTGATAGCTTGAAGTTACGGATCAAAAGATTGAAGGAGGTACAAAAATGACACAAACTGAATTATCAGAGATATCAGAGATACTTGAAAAACACAGAAAATGGCTGGCGGGAGAAGCTGGTGGACAACGCGCCGATCTACGCGGAGCCAACCTGCGCGAAGCCGACCTGATCGGAGCCAATCTGTATAACTGCGGCCTGCCACTGTGGTGCGGCGGTCTGAACATAAAATTGGACAGACGGCAGATGGCACAGCTGATCTATCACTTCTGCAGCATGGACTGCGATGACTCCGAAGTGCTAGAGATGCAGAAATCAATGTATGCATTTGCGAACGAGTTTGCGGAAAGCCGATTCGACCTGAAGAACAGAAAATTTCCGGAGGAGGGATAATATGCAAAAACAATATGCGGATCCAACATCGTATGAAGCGAAACTGGAAAAAGTCATGTCGAGACTTGGCGTCGAAAAATATGACTATAACTGGGACCGAAAGATGTGTTGGGTAGAATTCTGGATTAACGGCCAATTATATCGATTTGAGCACAGTATCGATAACGCCGCAAAACACGGAATAACTGTCAGATATGGATCGGATGCATTCGCGCAAGTTGTATTGACATTAGAAGACATTGCCAGAATGACAGAACGAGGCATCTATGAATTACAGACATGGGTAGCAGGAATCAAGGCACTGCCACAACCGCAAGATATACCAGATTGTTTTCGCGTGTTGGGATTTTCGGAGCTTCCACACGTGGACGAATTGAAAAAGAGATACAAGCAGATTGTAAAAACGGCTCACCCGGACACTGGAGGGGATTCGGACTATTTCCAGCAAGTTCAAATAGCGTATAGATCGGCCAATGATTATTTGGGGGCTGGTGAAGCCAATGTCTGATTACTACACATGCAGATATAGATATGCAGCCGCACTTCCGATGTGCAGCTGCCCGGCCATGTGCCGAGAAACAATCGTTGCAACGAGTATCAACGTCAAAAAGGACTGCAAAAATTGCAGATATTACAGAGAGGAGGACGACATGGAAAACTTACAATCTTGCCCGTTTTGTGGGGCGAAAGCACAACTCAAAGAAATAAGCGGGCGCTGGACGGTGTGTTGTACACAAAATTGTGTGGGTACCAGATTGTTTCGCGATAAACAACGACCTATAGATACGTGGAATAGACGCGTACAAAAATCGGAGGGCAAGCCATGAATTTCTTGACTGGTCTGGTCATAGGCATACTGCTCGGGGCGGCTGTGTATGCAATGGGGAGGGGAGGAAAATGAAGGCGGAATACTTATTGCGATCATATGCCACGTTCACCCTGTACCGCCTCCAGGCGGAGACGGAGCTGAAAAAATTGAAAGATGAACGAGATGCGATCTACGCCGAAGGTACGCCGCCTGATGGGCAGCCCCGCAGCTCGGATGCGGGAAATCCGACGGCAAAAATCGCAGAGAAGCTGGATCGGTACGACAGAAAGATCGCTCGAATCGAAGCGGAAATTGCTACATACGACGCCAGGATGCAATGCATCGAGGATGTTGTGTCCCGGCTCGCGCCCGATGAGCAGCAGATCGCACGGCTGCGGTATATGCGTACGAAGCCGCTGCGGTGGGATGAGATAGCGCGGGAGTTACACTATAGCGAATGGCAATGCTATCGGATCAATCAACGGCTTTTAAAGAAAATCAAAAACATGCCAGTTGACTGCGGGTATAACATGATATACTGATTACAGTGGATTTTTGGGCAGTCCATGTTGTACCTCCTTTACTGCCCCCTGGAGACAGGGGGTATTTTCATGCAAAAAATCGAGAGGTGAATATTATGCCAAACATATCAACCGTCAGCGCCGTTATTAACGGCCAGACATATAATCTGACACTGGATTCCGCAAGCGGAAAGTATAAGGCGACCATCACCGCCCCGTCGAAATCCAGTTACAACGAACCAGGGCATTACTACGACGTTAAGGTGACAGCGGAGGACGAATACGGCAATACTGTATCTGCCGATTCTACACACGCCACGCTGGGAGAATCGCTGCAGCTGCGTGTCAAGGAGAAGACCAAGCCCGTCATAACCGTGATCGCGCCAACGGCAGGAGCAACCGTCACGAACAACAAGCCGGCCATCAAGATCAACGTCACGGACAGCGATTCCGGAATTGACACCAGCACCTTCAAACTGTACATCGACAGCGGATCTGCAATTACGTGGTCGTCCGGCTCGGCGTCCGTAATTACGAATGGATATACCTGGACGTATACGCCGACAACTGCACTGTCAGACGGATCTCACACGCTTAAGATTGACGTGTCCGACTACGACGGCAATGCGGCAACGCAGAAGACATCCACCTTCAAGGTGGATACAACGCCGCCTGTGCTCTCCGTAACGACTCCGACGGACAATTACTACACTAAGGAGACCTCCCTTACCGTCAACGGAACGACGAACGATGCTACGTCTTCACCGGTCACAATTACGATCAAGGTCAATGATGTTGATGCAGGCGCAGTGACCGTACAGAATAATGGCAGCTTTTCTAAAGCTGTCACGCTGATCTCGCAGATGTCTCCTAATGTCATCGTTGTTACAGCGACAGACGGGGCGGGCAAGACGTCCTCTGTTACGCGGAACGTCTACTGCAATACGATCGCGCCGGTTATTTCGAATGTCACAATTGAGCCGAATCCCGTAGATGCGGGCGCAACGTATGTGATCACGGTCACGGTGTCCTGATATGATCACGTCAATGTACGGGCACTGTGACGCGTTCGATGTGATCTATACGCAGGTCGGTGAGAATCAGTGGCAGGCGACGGTACCGCCGGATTTGACCGACGGAAAATACGTCGTAGATATCTACGGAGTTGATAATACAGGATTCCTGGTCTATTGGGCCGGGATCCTGTACATGTACGACAGCAGATTCGTGAAATTGGAGCTGCTGCCTGACAGCTGCGTCATGTTCTACACGGACACCGTTGACGTGTCTAATATATGGGATTCATCTGATCGATGGGATATGTCCGTAATATGGGATACATTCGAAGTATGGGATTCGTCCGACATGATCGAGTTCTGTATTTCGGATCCAACGCCGTGCTGTTAAGAGATTGGGGGGATTAAAATGGAATGCTGTCCAAAACTGAATTTCATTGCGGGGGAGAAAAAATACGTCTGTGCGAAGCTGACTTCCTGCATCGGGCAGGTATTCACGCTGGCCGACGCATCGTGGGAACTGCTGGAAATGGACGGCACGCAAGTTGCGTCCGGGGACTGTGATGTTGTTGACGACGGCTCCGCAAAGACGCTGCGTGCGCTGGTGGAACCGCCGGAAGCGGGGACGTATGTACTAGAATTCACGTACACGATTCCTCCGGAAATATTCATTCGCCGGGTGATGATCTATGTCGGTTAGAATCACAGCGGCCAGCATTACGCCGAATCCGGTGAACACTTCAGAGCAGTTCATCCTATCGGTTGACGTGATCCAGTCAACCTGGGAATGGTTGGGGAGTTATACATGGGGATCAATAGAATCCCGGACATGGAACGATATTGAAAACGGGGAAATCACAAGCTAGGAGGGAATTCTATGGCAACATATACATCGAGATTGGGCCTCAAAAAGCCTGCAGACACGGATTATGTGGACGTGGCGGATATTAATGGCAACATGGATACGCTAGACGCGGCATTCGCTTTATATGCTGTGTGCAGCACGGCGGCGGGTACAGCAGCGAAGACAGTCACGATTTCAGGTTTCAGACTGTTCACGGGATCTGTGGCGTACATCAAATTTGCAGTCAAGAACACAGCAGCCAATCCGACGCTGAACATCTCAAGCACCGGCGCAAAAGCGATTCAGTATCAAGGTGCTGCGATCTCATCGTCCTATCTCAACGCCAACCGCACGTATGCGTTTGTGTATGACGGTAGCGTATATCAGCTGATCGGGGACATCAACACAGATACAAAATACTCTGTATTCACTGGGGCAACCACATCAGCAGCTGGAAAAACAGGTCTCGTTCCCGCACCGGCAGCGGGGTACAGTAGCCGATTCCTGCGGGGAGACGGTACGTGGGTATCCGAGACGTCATTATGCTATCATGGACAGTTGTCAATCCCATCAAATGCTAACCTTAATGATTACACGACACCGGGCTGGTATTATTGTCCATCTAATGCAACTGTTGGCACACTTTCGAATTGCCCTGCATCAAGAGCATTTTCATTAAGAGTCTATACGCATGCGGGCACCAATCAGGTACTTACAACTTACATTCCAAGTGATGATCTAAGGATCTACATTCGCAATTATTATAACAATGAATGGAGCGACTGGTATCGTATATATACACAAGTAGATATGCCCTTAGCATCAACTACTTCTGCAGGATTTTTACGGCAATTAAGTGGAAGTACTACAGCATTTTTGCGCGCGGATGGAACATGGGCGAAACCACCGAATACTACCTATTCCGCCTTCACGGGAGCGACAGCGACAGCGGCCGGAAAAGCAGGCCTGGTTCCCGCACCGGCAGCGGGGTACAATACCAGATTCCTGCGCGGGGACGGCACATGGGCAGCAGCCGGCGGGATGGATCTGGATGCACTGGCAAGCAACACGGATCCGATGGAGATCCAGGGAGTTGGAGCCAACAATGCAACCGGCCTGACGCTGAGGCAAAAAAATAAATCGTATGACGATATGATCCAGACGTTGGAGATGAAATCGTTCAATGGACCTCCCGGACGAACTTTTTATGCGGCATTGAAACACGGTGGTGGTACCGATTGGGAGACAGCGGGCACAGACTACGGAGGGCTCGAGGTATGGCTGAACTGGTCCAGCAAGAGCGGATATCTGAGACCGATCTTGGATGACGTATATTCGTTGGGGTATTCTGGCAAGCGATGGAGCACTGTATATGCCTCCAACGGTACGATCCAGACCAGCGACCGGAGGCGTAAGAATGACATCAGGCTGGTTCCGCAGAAGGATCAGACGGCGGAAGAAACGCCTGCGCTGACGCAGGAGGATCTGCTTGACTTCGTCTGCAACGTTGACATCTATACCTACGTGTCGGATCCTGAGCATACCAAGACAGTGCAGGACGCCATGGCGGCCAACGAGTATGAGAAGATTCACATCGGAATCATGGCCAACGACCTAGTAGGCAGCAAGATCTTCCCGTTCGTCGGCCACAAGGATGGATCGGACGAAAACGCGCCAGTAGGTATGAAATATGAGTCGCTGGGCGTGGTTGCCTTGTATGCGATCCGAGCTCTGTACGACAGGATCGACAAGCTGGAGAAGCGCATCGAAGAGCTGGAGGCGGAAAGAAGATAAGCACAATACAGTGAGAGGTGGGTGACGTGGAACGTGAAAATAATCTGATTAGATGGGAGGATCTAACTCCAGAAGAACAATTCGCATCGGTCAGTCGTGCCGGAAAAGCGTCTGCGGCAGCCAGGCGCAGGCGGAAGAGTATGAGGCAAGTTATGGAAATGCTGCTGAGTCTCCCGGCCGGTGCAACAGCAGATTACGATACGATCGCTGCTGCCGGAATTGACGTTAAGGATCTGAGTGAAGAGACTGTGAACAATGTAATTGTCGTTATGGCGGCGCTGCTCAAAAACGCTAAGGCCGGAGACGTGGCCAGCATCAAGGAGCTGCGCAGCATCATTCAGGAAGAAATCCTGATGAAGCACAAAATCAAGAACGACAACGCGCGTCTGGAGCTCGAACGCAAGAAGCTTGAGCTGCCGACGCCGGAGCCGATTTCATATGCCGGGATCCCCGCATTAATGATTGCACCGACCTTCGCGCCGGTGCATTTTGATGTTCAAGAACGGACGCATTCCGAGTACGTGTTTCCTGGAGGGCGCGGTTCTACCAAATCCTCGTTCGTATCGATGGAAGTGATCGACCTGCTGATGCACTACGAGCAGATGCATGCCGTAGTCCTTCGTCAGGTGGCAGACACACTGCGCGGATCGGTCTATCAGCAGATTATTTGGGCGATTTCCGCGTTGGGGTTAGAGAATGAATTCAACTGCACTGTGTCTCCATTGGAGATTACCAGAAGGTCTACGGGGCAGAAGATCTATTTCAGGGGCGCGGATGATCCTGGGAAGATCAAGTCGATCAAGGTACCGTTCGGCTATATCGGAATTGTGTGGTTCGAAGAATTAGATCAGTTTTCCGGTGAGGAATCGGTCCGCAAAATTGAGCAGTCCGTCATTCGCGGCGGAGATATGGCCTTTAAATTTAAAACGTTCAATCCGCCGAAATCTGCCAACAACTGGGCGAATCAATATATCAAGATCCCCAGGGAGGACCGGCTGGTCACTGAGAGCAATTATCTGACGGTGCCCCCCAAATGGCTGGGGAAGCCGTTCCTGGACGACGCCGAATTTTTGAAGGCAACGAATCCGACTGCGTACGAAAACGAGTATCTGGGCGTGGCCAACGGCGTGGGCGGAAACGTTTTTGATAACGTGCTTGTTCGAGAAATCTCAGACGAGGAACTCGCACAGTTCGACAGGATCTATCGCGGCGTCGACTGGGGCTGGTATCCGGATCCGTTCGCGTATGTGGCCATGTATTACGACGCGGCACGTCTGAGGCTGGTAATATTCGATGAATACCGCTGCAACAAGCAGAGTAACGCGCAGACGGCAGAGGCGCTAAAACGGCGCGGAGTCGGGAAAAACACGATGGTGATCTGCGACAGCGCGGAAAATAAATCCATTGGAGACTATTGCGAGGCTGGAATCTTCGCCCGACCAGCGGCCAAAGGCCCCGGTTCGGTGGAGTACGGCATGAAATGGCTGCAATCCCTCAACGAAATCGTGATCGACAACAGGCGATGCCCGGAAACTACACGGGAATTCCTGGAGTATGAATACGCGCGGGACAAGGAAGGAAACGTGATCACCGGCTATCCGGATGCGAATAATCACAGCATTGATGCTGTACGGTACGCACTGGAGGACGTGATTCGCAATGTAAGAGTAAGGTGACAACAGTATGATCAGCAATATGGAGCTGCTAAAACAGAGAATAGCAATCGACGGAAAACTGAACATGTCCGACATCATAAAATCGATCCTCAAGGACGCAGGAGACGATGCCAAGCGGCAGTACATGAATATCGGACAGCGGTATTATGACGGTGACCACGACGTGCTGCGCGAGGACTTCACGTCCTCGTGGGTATACGAAGATGATGACCACGGCCGTGAGAAAAAAAGCCTGGTCGTGAACGACAACAAGTCCAATCACCACAACGTCCATAATTACCATCAGCTGCTCGTAGACCAGAAAGCCAGCTATATTGCCGGAAAAACGCCCACAGTAACGGTTGAGGGCGCGGAGGAGAGCAGTGATCTCAAGGCGTACGAAAACGAAATCACAAGGTACGTTGACGAAACCTTCGCAGACACCATGATTGACTATATTACCGGGGCCAGCAACAAGGGCGTCGAGTACCTGCATTTTTACATTGACCAAAGCAGCAAGCTGTGCTACACAATCATCCCGGCGCAAGAGGTTATTGCGTATTATGACGCGCAGTATCAGAAGAATCTTGAGGCGGTGATCCGGTTCTACTCATTCTCCGTCGTTAAGCCTGGCGGGGAGACGGCTGAGCGCAAGAGGGTTGAGTGGTGGACGCCGCAGGATGTCACGTATTACACTGAAGATGACGAGGGGAATTTCATTCTTGATCCGGACATCAAGCGCAATCCGGCACCGCATTTCTGGAATGTGACCTATCTCAACGGTTCCGCAACGCGGCGTGAGGCGCAGAGCTGGGGCAGAGTTCCGTTCGTTGCGCTGCGGAACAATAGCAGCTGCTCCAGCGACCTGACGCGGATCAAGGGGATGCAGGATGCATACAATCTGCTTTCTAGCAGCAGCACCAACAACCAGATCGATCTTGTAGAGCTGTATTGGATGATCCAGGGCTATGGCGGAGAAACAGCCAGAGCGATTGAATCCAAGCTGCGGATCAATAAGGCTGTAAGCATCACGGATCCCAACGGCAAGATTCAGGCGGAGCAGGTAACGCTTGCGGTGGGAGAACGCCTGGATTGGCTCAAGATGCTGCGCAAGGATATCTACCATCTGGGCATGGGCATGGATGTGGACGACGAGACCTTCGGTACAGCTCCGTCCGGCGTTGCGCTGGAGTTCAAATACGAGCTTCTCGACCAGAAAGCGGATCAGCTGATCCGTAAGCTGCAGCTGGCAATGAATGATTTCTTCTGGTTCATAACGAAGTACATTAATGACCGGAACGGAACAGCATATGACAGCAATCTGGTCAAGGTGACGGTTCACAAAAACAAGCATACCAACGACGTCGAAAAAATCGACGCAATCATGGCGTCGCGCGATCTGGTCCCGGATAAGCTGCTTTTGGAGCGCCATCCGTACGTGGACGACGTCAACGAGGCGCTCAAAGAGCTGAAAGCGCAGAAGGAAGAGGCAAGAAAGGATCAGCAGGCCATGTTCGGCAGCCCGGTTAATACGCCTTCTGGCGGTGGCGCGAATGAAGAGTGATGCATATTGGGAGCGCCGCGCCGAGCAGCGCATGTACGAATACATTCAGGAGGCTGACCGGGTGGCCGACGAGGTTGGAAAAGCGTATTTGCAAGCGGCAGGATATCTGGAGGCGCAGACGAAAAAAATCTTTGATACATACCGAAAAGGAGGGGGCTTGAGTGAAGCGGAAGCAAGACGGCTCCTGAACGACGTCGGAAATGCAACCGATTATGACACGTTAAAAAAGGCGTACAACCGCGTAAAGGATCCAGACATGAAGCAGATGCTGCTGAATCAGCTTAATGCGCCGGCTTATCGGGCAAGGATAGAGCGTCTGCAGCAGCTGCGGGAGGATCTGGACCGCAAATGCCGCGAGCTGTACAAGATCGAGACGAAGGCGACTGACGAGCATCTGATCAATACGGCACAGAATGCCTATTACCGTACCATGTATGACATCCAGATCGGCACGGGCTATGGTTTCGGATTTGCGCAAATTTCCGAGCAGGGCGTCAATGAGATCCTTCGCAATAACTGGAGCGGAGCATCGTATTCCTCCCGCATCTGGAGCAATACGCAGACCGTGGCAGAGCTGATCAAAAACGAGCTGTTTCTCGGCGTTTTGGCGGGAAAATCGCAGCATGAAATGTCGGCTGCGATCATGGAAAAAATGGGCGTTGGGGCGATGCAGGCGCGCCGTCTGGTGCGTACGGAAAGCTGTTACGTTGCCAACCAGGCAGAAATGGAGAGCTACAAGGAATGCGAGATCGAAAAGTACCGGTTTGTGGCGACGCTGGACCTGAGAACCTCGGAGATCTGCGCCGGCTTGGACGGCAAGGAATTTCCCGTTGACAAGCAGCAGCCGAATGTGAATTGCCCACCGATGCATCCGAACTGCCGCAGCACCACGATCGCCGTATTTGGCGCAGAGATCATGGAGGGCATGCAGCGCAGGGCGGTGGATCCGGAAACGGGCAAAGATATCTTCGTGCCGGCGGACATGACGTATGAGGAGTGGAAGAAAAAGTTTGCTGATAAATTTGATGGCTCCCTTGAAAGTTTTGGCGATGGTAGTATAATAAAGCCGAATGATACAAAAGAAAACTTCCGCAGTTTTTCATCCGGAGAAGAAGTTAATGAGTTTTTCTATTATGACGGTGAAGAACGAGGGCTGAAAGCGAGGAAAAATAGTCAGTATGGACAATGGGTAAAAAATCTTCCGGACGAAAATAAAACGGTCATCGCAGATTATTCTACTGATGCATACGATGATATAAATAAATATTGGAGAAAAATCAGTGGCTGGGAAAATATTGATGCACAAAAAGTAAAATACCAAACACAAAAAATAGATGAGAGTATTTCCACATTTGAATTAAAAGATAATATAGAAGTTTATAGAGGAGTAGACCTAGGTGTTATTGCAGATATGTTCCCTGACGCTGAAGAATTAAAAAATGTGATTGGTAAAGTATATAGAGATCAGGCCTTTTCCAGTACAACACCGATACTAAAAGTCGCAACGAAATTCGCGGAACAAGCCGGGGCAGATGGAGCCGTACTCAAGTTTGATATACCGCAAGGAACTGGGAGAGGGGCCTATTTAGATGCAATTTCTGCCTATGGAGAATCCATAGTAGGACAAGACGATGCAGAATATGAATTTTTACTCAAGAGGGACACAAAATTTGAAATCTATGGTGTAGACGAAAGCGGCACCATTCCCATCTTGAAAGGACGGTGGATAGAATGACATTAAAAGAACGGTCAAAGATATCAAAAGAGCAAGATTATGAAGCGTTTAAAGATATCTATGAAGAGTGTAAAAAAAATGGATGTGATAGGCAGTTTGTAGATACATTTAGAGTGCGTATGTTCATTTCGCCTATCCCTCAAACAAGAGCTTTCATAGAAAGCACAAAAAGAAACTATAAATATAGCTTTAATACAATAGATAAATTGAACAAGTGGAAGATTTTTCTCTTGTCTTTGGTCAAACTTCGTCCGAACCACGAAAAAGCGAAGGAGTGGGAAGAAGCGCTTAAAATTTTGGAAGGCGAAAAAGGTTAAAGATGATCAATAAAAATCATCCAAAATATGCAGAATACGAAGAAAAATGCTCTAAACTCAGAGATGAATATTATGATAAATCAAAATCTGTGCCATTACAGCACGGGTTAGATGGACCAAATAGCCTGATAGACAGGGAATTTGCCAAAAAGTTAAGAGCAATTCAAGAAGAATATTCGTTTCTATTTGAGTAGGCGTTTAAAATTTTCTTTAATGGGGGTGTAAAAATGCTCATAGAAATTATCAAAAACAAAAGAGGGGGCAAAACTCTTAAGATTGATGGAAACGTCATCGAACAATGTGCCGAAGTTAATATCCACGAAAGACCGGGAGAAGCAACACGAGTTGAAATAACGCTGATCAACGTAGATGTTAAGATAGAAAACTAACCAAACCCCACAGATTAAAGGGCACCATGCGAAAGCAGGGTGCTTTTTTGATACAAAAAATGACCGATCCGAAGTCGTAAAACTACGGATAGAGCGGGAGGCAACCCCGTAAAAAGCGTATCGAAAGGAGAAACCAATGAAAAGAGAGTTTTTGGAAGGCTTAGGGCTGGAGAAGGATGCGATCGATAAGATCATGGCAGAGAACGGCAAGGATATCGAAGCCGGCAAGGCGAAGCTGGAGGAAGAGCAGCGGCTCCGTCAGGCGGCAGAGCAGGCCGTAAAAGACCGCGACAAGCAGATTGCAGATCTGTCCAAGGTGGACGCAGCGGGCTTGCAGGCGGAGGTTGAGCGGCTCAAAACCGAGAACGCCACAGCAAAAGACGCCTACGAAAAGCAGATTGCAGCAATCAGGCTAGACACGGCCCTGGATGCGGCGATTCTGGCCGAAAAAGGCAAAAACACGACTGCGATAAAATCTCTGATTCCGAACCGCGATCAGCTGAAGCTGAAAGATGACGGCAGCATTGACGGTCTGGATCTGGGCGCGGTTAAAACATCTGCGCCATATCTTTTCGATCAGATTGAGACCAGACCGGAGGGGACGCCCCCGGCCGGAGCTTCGGGCTCCGGAGGAAAAGCCCCCGAAGAAATGAGCTACGCCGAATACAAGGCGTGGCGGGAAAAAAACTAAAAAGAAAGGACGAACAAACTTATGGCAAACACAATTTTGACTCCTGATATCATCGCCAAGGAAGCGCTGATGGTACTGGAAAACAACCTGGTAATGGCGGGGCTGGTACATCGGGACTACTCTCCCGAATTTGCGAAGGTAGGCGACACCATTACAATCCGCAAGCCGGCAAAATTCATTGCAAAGAATTTCACCGGGCAGATCAGCCGCCAGGACGTAGAAGAGGGCAGCACGACCGTCAAGCTTGACCGGTGGCGCGATGTCTCTGTGGACGTTACGTCCAAGGAACTGACGCTCGATATCCGAGATTTCAGCGTGCAGGTGGTCACTCCGGCCATGCAGGCGATCGCGCAGGCAGTAGACAGCGACGTTCTGGCGCTGGGCGTGGAAAAAGCGGGGAAGACGGTTGCGAGCTCCGCATCCGATACGGATCTCAAGCCGCTCGGAAACATCGCCAAGATCTTAGACCTGAACGCTGTACCGGTGCAGAACAGACGTCTGGTACTCAACCCGACGCACAAATATCGCTATGTAACGCTTGACAACCTGTCCAAGGTGGCTTACAGCGGCGACGGTCAGGCGCTCCGCAATGCGGAAATCGGTCAGATCTATACGATGGACACTTACATGTCCCAGAACGCGCCGGACACGCTGGCTGAAACGGCCGGTACGGCTACGGCATACAAGATTACAGCGACGGCCGGTGCGACGACAGTTGCGCTTTCCGGCGTTACGGCGGCCACCGGAACGATCAAAAAGGGCGACGGATTCATTTACGAGGGCTACCTGTACCGCTTTACGGCGGATGCGACTGCAGCGTCCGGATCCGTGGAATCCATTGCGATCGATCAGCCAATCCACAAAGCGGCCAGTGCTGTTGACGTATATCCGGTTCGCACAACGCATTCTCTCGGCTTCCACAGAAACGGCATTGCGCTGGTAACCCGTCAGCTTGAGCTGCCGATGGGCGCTGCCAAAGCGTCTGTGGCGTCTGCGAACGGTCTGGCGGTTCGGGTGGTATTCGGCTATAACCAGGAAACGAAGACCGATACGGTGTCATTCGACGTGCTGTATGGCATTAAGGAGCTTGACACCAACATGATTGTTAAGCTTGTCGGATAAGGGGGAAACGTATGACGGTCTATGATATGGTTGTGAGCGATCTGGGCTTACCGGTTGTCAATCCATCTTCGGAGCAGATTAATCGGATTATCAACTCCACGCGGGCCGTCATGCTCCGCTTTCTGCGCCGCAGGGATTGGCCGGATGAGCTCAACGAGATCCTGTGTAATGCGTCTGTATCGTATTTTACGCGGAAATATCCTGATTACGCATCCGGAGACACCACAGCGGCGGCAGAGCTGCCGGAGATCGCCTCCATAAGCGACAACGGGCAGACCGTATCGTATCGCTCCGGCGCGGAGAGTGTAAGCGAAGCGGCCAGAGCCGCCGGACTGGACGACGTGCTTGGGCGATACTACGGAACGCTGATCCTGTACAGGAGGGCGTGGCTATGAGGATTCCAGACAGTTTCAGGCAGGCGCAGAAACGCGTATTCCAGGACAAGAAGCTCTGCCATATGCGCGCAAAAAACGTTGTTGGAAGCCTGGGATCCGTCGTGACAGAGCCGGATCCCGAAACACGAAGAGCATACACGGCGAACGTGCAGTATGTATCCGACAGGATGACCGCCGAAGAATACGGGCTGCGCATCGGAATCGATCTCCGCATCACCGCTTCGGCTCCGCTGTGCATCCAGAAGGGCGATTATGTAGAGTTCGGGCATAACCTGTACAGAGTCACGGAAACGCCGAAATATGACAGCTACTGTGCGTATTATGCGGTAAGGGAGTGAGGCTATGTGAGTACCATCAAAAATCTGGATAGGCTGCTGGCCAAGCTGGACGCGGCAGGAACCCAGGCTGCTCCGATTATGAAAAAGGGCGTGAAGAAAGGCACGAAATTAATACAAGGCAGTGCCAAGGATCTATGCCCGGAGGATACCGGAGCTCTGCGAAACAGCATACGCACGCGTACGAAGCTCAAAGAAAATATTGTTACGGGTGATGTCTACACGAACGAAGCCTATGCTGCATATGTAGAGTTCGGCACTGGCCAGAGAGGGGAGGCGGCACCAAAAGAGCTGCCCGACGGGCTGGAACTGCACTATAAGCCGGATTGGAAGGGCATGGCACCTCAGCCCTATCTCTATCCGGCGCTGGTAGCTAATAAGGACAAGGTAATGGACGTTATCAGTAGCACCGTGAAAAGAGAGATCATTAAGGCGGTGAAGCAAGATGATTAGTCTATCTGAGCAAATCTACGGGATCTTGAAGACGGTATCTGACGCAAAGCAGGTATCGTTTTTCTATCCCCAGTCGTGGACGGAGCTGCCGGCAGTCACGTTCTACGAGCAGCAGAACCAGGAGTATGCGCGTGTGGACAACGGGCACGAGTATCTGACCGAGGTTGCATACCAGATAGATATCTGGGCGAAAACGCCCGAGGATTGTCTGAAAATCGCGGCTCAGGTGAATGACAGGTTGCGCGAAATTGGCCTAAAGCGTGAATTTTCGGCGGATCTATATGACAACGGAATTCACCACAAAACAATGCGGTTCGGAGGCCTTGTGCAGCCGGACACGGAACGAATCTATCAATAAGAAAGGAAGAAGATCAAAATGGCAGGACAGAGAGGATTAGGAACCACGTTTTCGTTTGAAAAAACCGGTTCGGAGCAGGCCAATATAACAATTGGCAATCTGACCAGCATCGGCGAAGTGGGGGCGGATGCGGATGAAATTGATGTGACGACGCTGGACAGCACCGGCGGATATCGCGAATATATCCCCGGCTTCAAGGATGCCGGAGAAATCGCACTTTCGGGATATTTTGTCGCCGGGAAAAATCACGATAAAATTATCGAGCTGTTTGACTCCGGCGAAAACCGCACAGGAATTATTACGTTCCCGACCGGCGCGACGATGACTGTGCCGTGCTTCGTAAAATCCTACAAAATTGGACCGGAAGATGTTGACGGTGCAATCGGATTTAGCGCATCGATCCGTGTGACCGGACAGCCGGTATATGACGAGGACGGTGCAAGTGCGTAATGGTTACGACGTTTGAAGCCGGAGGAAAACTGTACGAGCTGCGATATTCGTTCAACGCTCTGTGCGAATTTGAAGGAAAATATGACATTGGCGTCTCGGAAGCTCTCGCAAACCGCAAGAGCTTCTACTATTTGAGGGGCCTCTTGTGGTCGGGGATGCTCGCAAAGCAAAAATTGACCGTCGAACAGGTCGGCGACATCCTGGACGCATATCTCCAAGATGGGCATGAACTCGGCGATCTGCTTAAGCTGCTTACGGAGGCATTGCAGGCGGCCGGTTTTTTTCGTACGGTTGGGAGCAAGAGCGGCAAGAAGGCAGCGGCACAGGAAAAGAGCGAATAGCCAAGTCCTTGAGGCAAAGCTACACTGAATTGCACGCTGTCGCGGTCGAATGCGGCGTTGACAGCTCTCGGTATTGGGGTATGACGCCCAGAGAGGTCAGCGCCGCCATAACCGCATACAACAAGCGGGAGGAAAAACAGTATAAGCTGCATACCGAAACGCTTGATACACTGCTGTGGATTGCCGGAAAATACAATTCGTTCGCCGTGAATGCCCCCAAAAAATATCCGTCAAGGCCTTACCTGTCTAATACGACACCAAAACGGATGGCGGATCATGATATGGAAGCATGGGCGCGTAACTATTGTAAAAATTATGTAGATAAATATTAACATATGTTGTATATTATGTTATAATCCCAAAAGACAGGCGGCAGGTTGTTCCTCCGAGAGGAGGTGATGCCATGGTTACATACACAGAATTATTCCAGTTTTGTGCATTGGTCGTTGGTATCATCGGATTGTGTTTGATGCACAAAAAGAAATAACCGCTCCTTAAGCGAAGCGGCTTCTTCCTGACTCAAAATCAGATATGAGGACGACCGCTCGCACCACCGAGCAAGCCGCCTGTTGCCAGTATGTTACCACAGCTGGCGTAAAAAATCAAGCGGAGGGATTTACATGGGCGAAAGTAATATTGTGCTATGGGTTATGCTAATAGTGACTTTGGTTGTTATATTGGGGAGCGTACTTACCGCTATACTTTTGAAACGGAGAGAAAAACACAAAAATCAAGAAGGAAAAAGTGATGACGAATCACCTCGTGAAAACATAATCATTCACAAGGAGGGAGAGCCTATACCCCAATACGAGGTTAAGATCAATAAAAGTGATGACGATAGCAAAGAATATGGGCACGCCATATTAACATTTGTTGATATTTGGAGGATTTTATGGATAATACTGGCAATTCTCGGGTTGCTCCTTTTTATTAATGATGCAATCACTGGAACTATCTATCTCACGATGCTTATAGGACAGCCGCTCAGCATGATACTTTTTTACGGGATTGGTCGCGGGCTTGTGCTGCTATCGCAAATCCGAAACGAATTGCGGAAAATGAATAAGAAATAGCTTGTTTTGGGAGAATGTAAGCTGAAAAAATAAATGGGGGATGTACATGGACAATAGAGATAACGGGGGCGGGACAGAACCGAAGAAAAAGAATGGGATTCCGTCAATCGTAAAAGTATTGTGTGGTTTTATTGGCATAATCCTTGTTGCAGCCATTACAGCAACATTTTTTCGAGAGGATAACAACATGGGATTAGCAGAAATTTTCATAATTATTGGACTTGTTGGAATAGTCGCATTTATAATTATGCGGATCGCTGTGTTTTCTAGAAAGCAATATCTTAAACTGGCGAATATAGGATTAGTCGTTTGTCTAGCCGTATTTATCGGAAGTATCATTATTTTTGCTGTCGGGGAAGATAAAAACCTTTTACATGTTGAAAATCAACCCGACGAATAACAAAAAAGAACTTATAATAACACAGCATCCTTCGGGGTGCTTTTTTCATGCCCTGGAGTGATGAAAATGGGAACCACAACAATAGAAACCTTACAAGTGCAGCTCAAGGCTGACGTCGATGATCTAAGGAAGCAGATGGACGCCGCCCGGAAGTCGTTGGGAAAACTGGAGCTCGGTTCGAAAGAGACGCGGGAGGAGCTTGAGAAATTGAGCAAGGCCGGAACGAGTCTCCAGAGCTCTTTCGGGGGATTGAAATCTCTCTTCGCAGGACTTGGGACCGCATACATCGGCAAGAAGCTGATCGACATCGGAAAGTCCTCTGTGCAGATGGCAATGGATGTCGTGGAGTCAGAATCGCTGTTCGAAACGTCCATGGGAAGCATGGCAGGTGCAGCCAGGGAATGGTCGGAGCAGCTCTCCGAGTCGCTGGGGCTGAACGCCTACGAGCTGCGGCAGAATGTCGGAGTCATGTACAACATGACGAAATCCATGGGCATTGCTGGGGATACGGCGTACGATCTGTCTACCAGTCTTGTGCTGCTTGCGCAGGACATGGCGTCATTCTACAACATGGATACGGAAGAGGCGTTCGTGAAGCTTCGTGCCGGTATTACCGGCGAAACAGAACCACTTAAGGCGCTGGGAATCCTGGTGGACGAGAACACTGTCAGCCAGTACGCATATCAGAACGGTCTTGCAGAGACCGGAGAGGAACTTACGCAACAGCAGAAGGTTCTTGCGAGGTATTATGCAATTCTCGACCAGACCAGCACCGCGCAGGGCGACCTTGCGAGGACGATTGAAAGCCCCGCGAACCAGTTAAGAATCTTTCATGCGCAGCTTGAACAGACCAGAATCGAGCTCGGCATGGGGCTTCTGCCGGTACTGCAAGAGGTTATGCCGTACATGGTTGCGCTTGCGCAGAAGCTGACCGAGATCATAGGCGCGTTGTTCGGCGTCGAAAAGGCGGCCAATGCGGTGTCGAGCAGCCTTGGCGGAGCGGATTACTCCTCCATATCACAGGCAACCGAAAGTGAAAATGAGCTGGGCGATGCAATTGAGGAAACCGATAAAAAACTGAAAAAATCCCTGACAGGCTTCGACGAGATTAACAAGTTAAGCGCCGGATCCGAATCTCTTGCAGATCAGATGGGACTAACAGGGGAGGATCTGAGCTTTGATATCCCGACGCTGGGGGACGATTTGGAGACGGACAGCATCTTTGACACGAACGCGCTTGATAACGCAAGAGAGACGATCGACGGAATCTTTGAGGCGGTTGGCAATCTTTCCGGAGCGCTCATCCCGATCATCGGGATCAAAGCGATAAATGGATTTTCAAATCTGACGAAATCTCTGGGCAAGATGTCTACCCCAATGAGCAAAATTTCCAAAGGACTGCTCGGTGCTGGTGGCGTAGTCGTGGGGTTTGAATCGATGCAAACGGCAGGTGGGGAGCTGGCCAAAATTCTCAGCGGAGACAGCTATTCGCTCGGAACGATGGCGTGGTCGCTGGTGACGGGAACAGCTGGATCGGTCGCTGCGGGCTTGGCGATTGGCGGACCGCTGGGCGCGCTTGCCGGCGGGCTTTCGTTTGTAGGCGGTGCGATCTACGGAGTCATAAAAGAATTTGACGACATGCGCAGCGAACTCGCAAACAACGCATTCATTCAAGATACGGGACTGGTTCTGTCTGACTTGGCAGAAGCGTTTGTCGGTGCTTGGCAAGAAGCGGAAACGCTTGGGGCTAAAACAGAAGAGTCCAGGAAAATCATAGAGGAGTCTACAGATCTCATCGGAGAGTCAAGCCAAAACCTGCAGCCCTACCTCGACAAAATTATGGAATCCGGATCAGTCACAGAAGAAGAGACGGCAGCTATGGAAAAGGATCTGGATGCTATGGTGGAGGGCATGCAGAAGATCGTAGATACGCGCGTAGACAATATTTTTGACACATTTAACCATTTTGTTTCGCTTGCACGTGAGGATTTCAACGCCGAATTATCAGCCATGCAAGCCAAATTCATGGAATTTCAGGCACTTTTCGGGGAAGTTACAGGCGAATATCGAGCCAAGATCAGCGTCCTTCTGGATAAAGCAGCAGGGGAAGGGCTAGACGAAAAGGAACGGGAGGAACTGAATAATGCAATTGATAGACTTACCAATCTGAGCCTCACTGTAACAGCGGAAGAAAGCTCGTTTGACGATTTTGTGGCTGCATCGAAAGAAGGACTCAGCGTGGAATCTGTCGAAGATGCGCAACGGATTCTAAATGATCTGGCAAGCAAAACGGATGCGTATCAAAAAAGCATGACAGAGGCGTACGAAAACGCTGTCGCGGACATCAAGACACTGGAAGCGCAGAATGCCTACATGCTCGAAATAGGAGACATCACACAGAGCCAGCATGACTATTTTGCCAAGGCGTTTTCTGACGCCAAAGAGGAGTTAGAAGCGTCTTACGACGCATCATACTCGAAGATGCAGGATGATGTAAAAACCGTTACGGACATGATTCAGGCTGCGGCACTGCGCAATCTGTCTAATATTTCGGAGGAACTGCGCAGAGAATACAATGGTATGAATTGGTTTCAAAAACAGTGGTATGGAAGCGCAGAATCCTTTACACAGCAGGGATTAAGAGATGCCAAAGATGACTCGTTAAAACCGATAGAAGATGCTATCCAAAATTACTTAGACGCGGCTGACATAGCTGCTGATACCTGGCTAACATCGACAGCGCACGAGGCAATTAATACACATATAGGAATTGTTGGGAATTCTTATGCCGTCAAGGAAGAAATGGACGATGTGATCAGTGACATGCTGCAAGAGATCCTTGGCGTTGCTGATTACGCATCCGGCTTCGCGACTGGGGCTCTCTCCGGCTACGCCACCGGCGGCTTCCCCGAAGACGGCCTGTTCTATGCCAATTCGCAGGAGCTCGTCGGGCGTTTCAGCAACGGCCGCACAGCTGTAGCCAATAACCTGCAGATCCTCGAAGGAATTAAGCAAGCCGTCCTCGAAGCGCTGCAAACTGCGGGCGGCATGGATGGCGGCAACTGGACAATTCAGGTCGTCGATACAGACGGAAATATTAAGGCGGAGCAGATCATATCGGCAGCAGAACGGCGGAACCGCCGGGACGGCAGAACGATCCTGCCTCTGGGGGATTGAGGTGAGAATATGGCAAATGAATATAACCCGATCCGCAGCGTAGACGGTGCTGCGGTCAAATGCCCGTCGCTCTTCAAGTGGGCGCTGGAGGACGTATCTGCCTCCGACGCCGGACGGACAGAAGACACGGTCATGGACAAGATGCGGCTCGGACAGGTCGTGAAATTGGATCTTGCGTGGAACGGCCTCACATCAGCTGAGGCCGCTGCTGTTTTACAGGCCTTCAATCCGGAGTACATAGAGGTGTGCTATCTGGACGCCATGCAGGGGGGCTATGTTACGTCGGAATTCTACGTAGGCAACAGATCCGCGCCGCTGTATAACGCGCGGGACGGGCGCTGGCAGAACGTAGCATTCAATATCATCGAAAGGTCGGGTGTGTGATGTACCCTATAAGCGATTACGTATATAATCTATATATGCAGCAGCCCCGCCAGATCGTTGATATTACCATGCAGACCGGGAACGAAACGCTGCATCTGACAGAGCATGATGTCTTCCAGAACAGCCTTACGATCGATCGGTACTGCATGTCCGGGAAGACCATCGAGCTGGGTTCTGCGGTTGCAGCTGAGCTGAGGCTCAAGCTGGACAACCGCGACGGGAAATTCGACAACGTGACCTTCGAGGGGGCGGAGCTGTTCGTCCGCGTCGGGGTTGAATACACGGCTCCCGCATCGTGGGATTGGATATCTCAATTCCAATGGGCCACGTTGGAAAATTTCACGTGGAATCAGCTCAAGAGCGGAGAGCTGCGTCTTGGGGACAGCCATTGGGTGAATACCAGACGGGAATACGTGCCCTGCGGGTATTTCACCGTTGACGAGCCGCCGCGAAAATTGAATACCATATCTCTGTCAGCGCTGGACCGGATGGTCAGCTTCGACAAGGCGTTCGATCCGGCCTCGATTTCATTTCCGCTTACGGTAGGAGCACTGCTGGAAGACTGCTGCGAGATCTGCAATGTCCCTCTGTATACACAGGTCAATACGCTGCTGAATTATGATTATGTCATTAACAGCGCGCCGGACGAAGAGGATCTGACATACCGCAGGATCATCCAATGGATTGGTGAGATCACCGGCACATGCGCATACATCGACTGGGACGGAAAACTGCGTATGGAATGGTATCATGCCACGCCCACCGAAATTAGCTCGGCCGTCCGTTATACGTCGGACCTGTATGAAAACGATATTGAAATCACCGGCGTGCAGATTACGGACGCCGATAAAAATGAATATCTGTCCGGTACAGACGCGTATGCACTGAATATCACGGGGAATCAGCTCATCCAGCACGATTTTCAGACTCTTGCGGCCTCGCTGTACAACAGCATCGGCGGGCTTACCTATCGCACATACAGCTGCACGACCAGAAGCATGCCGCACCTGTATCCGCTCGACAAGATCGCCTATGTTGATAAGGACAGCGTGTCACATGATACAATTATCACGCATTACACGTTCAAGCTTAATGGCCGCACCTCCGTTGCAGCCAAAGGCCAGACGAATACGAATGCGGGCTATGCATCGGCCAACCCGCTCACCAAGCGGGAACAAGTCATTCTGGAGGCGATGAAGCAGGAGACCAACAAGCAATTGGAATCCCGACAGCAGGCTGTTTTGGAAATGAACGAGGTAATCAGCAATTCGCTTGGCTTGTACCGTACTGGCGTCGAACAGGCGGACGGATCCACGATCTATTACTACCACAACGGCAGCACATTGGATAACAGCAACATTATCTATACGTACCGCGCCGGAGGCTTTGCATGGACGGATGCATGGGACGGCGAAGACACGGTATGGCAGTACGGAATCACCAAGGACGGCAATGCCGTGCTGAACATGCTGTCGGCGTATAAGATCAGCACAGATATGCTGTCCGCCGGCTGCGTCACAACCGAAAAGCTCGAAACAAGCTTCATAGAATCCATTGACGACCGGTTTGAGCTGGTCGTAAAAACATCGTCCAGCGGATCTTACTCGGTGAATTCTGCCGGAATTGTAGCGGCGATCAATGCATCCGGAAGTACAGTACAGATCCACGCGGATAAGATCTATCTCAACGGTCAGACAATTGCAGATGCCATTACAGCCGGAAGCATCGTCACCGGCGCGATTGATGTCACCAATGCGCTTGGATATTCGCTGCTCTACGCAAGCACATACGACCATAGCATGCAGATAGGCGGGTTCACGGTATCTCGAGGGGCAGCCAAAGGATATATTGCGCTCGGAAAATCTGCGTACAACGACAGCAATTCCGGCGTATACCTGGGAACCGACGGAATCGGACTGGGGAGCCAGACGTTCTATGTAACATCCGCCGGGTATCTACACGCCCAGAACGCCAATATTACAGGCAGCACATTCACTGGTACGTTGAAATCGGGAACAGTGCTGGTCAGTGGGATTACATTAGGAGCGTTCGTCAATCCAGGATTTGAGGGATATGGACTGTTACAGACGACGAACGACGCGTCTGGCGCATACCACAACATCGTCGTAATGAATGCCAGTCAGATGCTGGTAGGCCGCGAAATGCCAGGAGACCGAATCAATGGAATGTCGGTGACTGCTGGAGGGACCTACCTATACGGCTATGCAGGCGAAACATCTGATCTTCGAGCAAAAAAAGATATTTCGGAAGTTGATGATCGGTACAGCGTATTTTTCGATTCGCTGAAACCCAGACTCTTCAAGTACATCGACGGGGATTCCGGCCGAACCTGGACCGGATTCATTGCGCAAGAAATCAAAGCTGCCCTAGAGACAGCTGGATTAACTACGCAAGAATTTGCGGGAATCGTCATCCCTCCGGAGGATCAATATAATCAGAATTGGTCACTTAGATATGATCTATTCATCGCCCTGTGCGTGAATGAGATACAGAAGTTGAAAAAAATCATCAAAGAAAGGATCGCGTGAACGATGAAACTGGGAGAATTAATGAAAATCAGGGCCGTGCTGATTAAGCACAAAGACGTCGCGGACGGGGTATCAATACAAACCAAATACAAGATCACGAAATTTTTGGTTGATACAGATGCAGAGGCGTCCTTCTGCGGGAAAGCGCTGCATGAATTGGAAGCGCAGTATTGGGCAGACGGCAAGCTTCGGGAAGGAACCGAGGATGAATACGCCTCAAAAGTCAACGAGCTAATCGATATGGAGGTTGATAAGAGTGTGCAATTTTCGATGGAAGAATTGGAGCATTTTTCATTATCCGTAGAGGATATGCTGTGTCTGTACGGCTGCATCACGGAGGAATCACAATGACACAGGAAGAAATCATTATCAAAATCACAGAGTACCACAAAGAGATTGGCAGTCTGAAGCACCGCATGGATGACTGCGAGCGGTCACAGGAAGAGCTTGCCGCACTGGTTCGGTCTGTGGACCGGCTGGCGATCAACATGGAGAGCATGCTCCGAGAGCAGCAGCATCAGGGAGAGCGTCTGGAACGCCTGGAGCAGTCGCCAGGGGAGGACTACAAGTATTACAGGCGCCTGATTATCGGGTGCGTCATAACAGGCATTATCGGCGCCGTACTAGGCGCCGTTTTTGCAATAATATAGAAAGGATGATTACACATGAATTTCGAGGATTTTGTCAGGCCGGAGCTGCTGGTGCTGATTCCGGTATTGTATCTGATCGGGATTGCGATTAAGAAATCGAATCTGAATGACCGCTGGATCCCGATTGTGCTGGGCGCTGCCGGCGTTGTATTGGCGGGGCTGTACATTTTCGCGACAACGGATATGTCCGGCGGGAAAGACGCTGTAATGGCCGTTTTCGTGGCTCTGACGCAGGGTATTCTTACGGCCGGCGCAAGCGTGTATGCCAATCAGATCTACAAGCAGATTACGAAAGGAGAAGAGAAAAATGATAACGAGCAATGAATTCATACAGAGGTTACTTGACGCGGCAAAAAATCATAAAACCGTCTATGCAAACGGCATGTTCGGACACCTTATTTCGGAAGAGATTATATCGCAGAAGGCGCAGCAGCTGCCGGGCTGGTACACTGCATCCCGGCAGGCGGATCTTCGCGAGCTGATTGGAAAAGAGTATTTCGGCTTTGACTGCGTCTGCCTGGTCAAAGGTATCCTCTGGGGCTGGAATGGCGATGCGTCGAAAAAGTATGGCGGAGCCGTATATCAGTCTAACGGTGTGCCAGATATCACGGAAGAACAGATGATAAACGTTTGCAGCGGTGTCAGCAGTGATTTTTCGAGTCTTGTTCCCGGTGAATTCTTGTGGATGCAGGGGCACTGCGGCGTATACATCGGAGACGGACTTGCCGTAGAATGCACGCCGAAGTGGGACAACTGCGTCCAGATCACGGCGGTAGGCAATATCGGCTCGAAATCTGGATATAATAGCCGGACATGGACCAAGCACGGAAAGCTGCCGTATGTAGAATACGTACAGGCAGGGCACGAAATCGCTGCCGGCGATCTGGTGAAAATCGCGTCAGATGCAGAATATTACGGCGGCGCGGCAATGCCGGCATGGGTTAAGGACCAGAACTGGTACGTCAAGTCCCGCGACGGAGACCGCGCGGTTATCGATCAGAACGAGGCCGGAACGAACTCCATTGACAGTCCGGTGGACGTCAAGTATCTGACACTTGTCGGATCTGCTGAAGCGGAACCGGAGCCCGTGCCTGCCGCCGACACGGTAACGGTAGAGCTGCTTACGCTGCGCAGGGGAGAAAACAGAGGCAATACGCAGATCGGTACCGTGCAGACGATCCTGAAAACAGCTGGACTCTATACAATGGACGTCGATAACAGCTACGGGCCGGGGACAGAAACAGCCGTCAAGAAATTCCAGGCCGCAAAAGGGCTGGACGCAGACGGCGTTGTCGGAATAGACACCTGGACGGCGCTGCTCGGCGGCTGATTTATGGCATAACGGGGCATCCAAAGCGGAGCCCCGTTACATTAAAATTTTCTAGGTATTATTTCACACAAGGGCAGATTTCATGGTTTTGATCGTACCAAATGATATAGAATACACCTTCCTCGATCATTCCGAATAGCCGTTCCTTTCCAGAAAGTCTCAAAGAATATATATGCTGTGAATCTTCATATAGATGTAATTCTTTTAATCTATGTTGAGCCTCTGGTATTAACTTGGTTATATCGATCCAATGATTATTAGATCCGTGTGTACGTCCACCATTTGAAGAGTTGATGTCTGCCCATGTCATTGTTTCAAAATTTTGCAATTTGCAGATTATATCTTGATATATATTTTTACACGCACTTAATGACCATCTCTCTTTATCACAATTGCAAAAGCGCCATTTAGGGCGCTCATGCAAATACGAATTCGGATTTTTCTCGATCCCGGTTTTCTTTCGTTGAGGTTTGTTGCTCTGAACTGTTTTTTTCTTTTTGCTCATTGTCTTGCAGCCAACTCGTTATAATAATTTTGCATAGATTCTTTTGTAATGATTTGACTGCAAGGTGCGCCAAGAGGAGTGTTTCCGCGAGCTTCTTTCCACGGTCTTTCGCTATGCGTTAGTTCGCTAAGCCAGAAAGGGGCTTTGTCTGCATAGTCATCGATAACAATATCCATCGTTTCTTTTTCTTCATCGGTGAAATCCATGTCTTTTACATATCTTTTTAGATCATCTTTACCGATCTCAAACTTCCCGCGATGAATATTATATAGTTTTTTACACACTGGGCCGTTTGCCCAAGCCTCAAAATCTTCGCTAAAAAGAGGTTTGTCATCCCACGCCAAAGACCATGCTTGACAATAATACACAAGCTTTTGCAACTTCATGGTTGTCATTGTTCCACATTTCGTTAAAATATAATTGGCAACATCAAATACTGTATGCATAAGAACACCTCCTTATATTTATATTATAATGCAATATTTTATAGAAAATCAATTGTTTTATTTTTCCGCCCACATACAGCATTGGGCGTCTGTAATAGACGCCCAAAGATCTTCCAGTATATTTCACAGGTAATTTCCTTCGGCATCATACTCAGTGATTCTTAATGTACTCAATCATCGCATTCCGAAATACATCGGTCTGATTGTCGTTGTTCTCTCTGAGTTTTTCTTGAAATTGCTCCCCTAATTCTATGGATACCCGAAAGGAGAAGCATTTATAGTGCTTCTTATTCCAAGCATCTTTTACTTTGGTCGACGTGTAAGTTTTTCTTTTTTCCGGCATTGGCAATCCCTGCTTTCTGTGATATAATATAGCCAACAGGGAGCCACGCGGCAACCGTTGCGTATTAAATAACCGCTTAGTTTGCGAGGCTAGGGCGGTTGTTTTTTATGCTGGTATAAGTATTAAGATTAATATTAGAATAATATCTTCCATTCGCATCACCTCCCCTCAATTCGGAGAGGTCACCGCTAACCCCCTGTTGACAGTATTAGTATGTCCTACTGATATCAGTAGGACAACACATTTTTGAAAAAATTTTTTTCGAGTATTTTTGATGCAAAAAGCCGCGAATCCCTTACACGTTTTATACACGATTTTTATGACTTTTCGTATTTTAAGCACATAAGCGGATAACGAGATATTTTCGAAAAATGCTTTAATAAGAGGAAAAATTAACGGTATACATTGTAGAGATTCGATAGATAATCATAGGAATTTGTTCCCTCTGTCTCCACCAAAAAAATGGAAGTCCCGCCGTATCCCGGCGGGATTTTTGTTTTGCGGCTGAGAGGGTGAGATGATAAGTGTGCGGCTCGCGAATCCATCCTCTCCTACCAGAAAAGAACGCTAACCTTGTATCAAGATTAGCGTTCTTTTTCTCTTTACCCGTGCAAAATATAGGTTTTGTGGCACATTATTATCTTGTTAATGTGATCTTTCTGTCTTTGCGATATTATAACTTAAGACCATATATCTTATTTCGTACGGCTATAGATATTCGTAAGGTTATACTCGATTCGTGTGGCTATATTACTATCAAATCCTGATATAAGTTCGATATAAACGAAACATTTATATATAAACAACTAATTGATAATTGGATTGGAACCGATTTCTGCTATAATGTGATTGTAAGCTTACAGAATAACTGAAAGGAGTTCATAATATGAACTTAGAAATAGGAGCCATTATTAAAAATCTTCGCACACAACACAAAATCACACAAGACCAGCTTGCAACATTCCTTGGTGTTACACCACAGGCTATCTCTCGCTGGGAGGCAGGAAACGGATACCCTGATATTGAAACCCTTCCGTCCATTGCGAATTTCTTTTCAGTAAGTACGGACGAGTTGCTCGGAATGAATCGCACAGAAAAAGAAAAACGACGCGACGAGATTTATTTGGAGATGCAGAAACAGGCTGAATCAGGTGAGGATAACGAGGAAACAATCCTAACAGCGAGAAAATATGTTGCCGAATTTCCGTCTGATGAACGTATTCAAATGAACCTCGCAGACAGCATCTGTCGTGCATATATGTGGAACGAAAATCCAGATTTGGACATTCTTGAAGAGGCTGAAAAACTGTATCTAACTTTAATTGATACAACCAAAGACAGCGAATTTCGATATGAATTGTTGGAATCGCTCTCATCACTGTATGCGGTCGGCTATAAGGATAACTTTAAGGTGGAACAGACACTGCGCAAACTTCCGACTATGGCATACTGCCGCGAGCAGGTCGGCTCTTCTATGAGTAGTATGATGAAAAGTAATCTGGGGCGCACTCAGGACTACATCGAAAAATTGACGGATAGTCTTGGCACAGTGCTTGAGGATTATATCATTAACAGTATACCAAACGATTCTTCTATGTGGGATGAAAAGATTGCAATGTTTGAAAAGGTTATCTCACTTTACGAGTTTGTTTTCGGAGATAATATGCTGTTTTATCATAATCGTGTCGCAGGATTGTACCGTGTTATTGCCACATATAAAGTGGCACAGAGAAAATATGACGATACCTTGTCCTATCTTGAAAAAATGTGTTATCATATTCAAAAGGGCAGCGATGTCAAGTCGGGAGATAAATATACTTCTCATTTCATGAACACAATGACATATCCTTATCCTGAGGAAGTACA